CCGCGAGCCATAAAAGTAACGCTTTCCTTATCATCCCCTACCTTATCCACCTCATCAAATACAGGTATATTATTCCGATCGCTAATAATGCTTATACTTTTTGCCGGAATAGAATTAAAAGCCGGATCATAAGAAGGAATATTACACCAGTTGAAGTTAAAATTAGTAAGATTCTTCCATTCAGAGAATCTTCTCCAATTAGAATCAGGATCATCCCCGAAGTTAAAAATGTTATTGCATCCGAAATACCTCAGATCTTTCATGTTCAAAAAACTTTCTGGCCAATTACTCCATACACCAGGATGAGAAAAAGACCCCATCTGTATATTACGAAGATTAACGCTCTTACTTATCCTGTCATATGGGATATCGCCATTTTTAAGAACGGATCTGGCCATAGCCAAATAAGTTATATCAGGTAGATTAACTACAGGAAACTCATGGAGGACAATACCATCCATATTGAACTCCCCATCGATTACGTTAGAGAACCTCATCGTAACCTTCCTACGCCTGATATCTCTATACTTATGTGGAGGAACCGGTATATACTGAGATCCATCCTCCTTCCTGAACCACCATGTAGTATCGTCAGGATTCTTTTTGTACTCAATATCTAAAGACCTGAATACTATCCTATAACTACCGTCAGATATCTTGACCAAAGGGTATTGATCCTTTGTCCCATCACCCCAATCGACGTCCACGAATCCTGGATTGTTTGCCGAGAACCTGAGATTACGATTAAAATTACCTAAATCTACTATCGGATCAGGCACATAATCAGCATTCCTCCCATTATAACAAGGGAACCTATCCTCGTTAACATAAAACGTCACCGAGGACAGGGCCGTATCATATCCTACTAAAAATCCCATATCAACTAATTGAGTTTATATCATAAGACACCCATTCCTTGTATCCGTTAACCATCTCATATACCTTGTTGATGGTCTTGCATACGACAGCGAATCCGATATCCACGTTAGGGAACTTCTCGTTAAGCTCATCTATTGTAAGCTCCTTGGTTATGCTCTCATCCCACTTACGCATCTCCTTTACCTCCATAAGGATCGGTTTACCAGTTGCGCCTACGCTCATGACCCACTCACCCTCACGATTGGCATCCGCCAGATCTGGGAAGATAGTAACGCCAAACAACTCCGTGAGCACGAACTCATCGCCGTTCCGGGTAAACGACACCGCCGCCCCGGGGGTCAAGACTACCTCGTTCACCGCCAGCATACTCACCAGCTTCTTGGCTCCCCCTGATACGGTCCCATTCAACACGACAATCACGTTACCCGTAGCGCTATTAACGAACTTGATATCATTCTTCTCGCTATTTATAGCCTGTAACCTAGACCCAGATACGATATTTACGATCTCATAATTCTTGTCGTAAGTGCTCTGTAGCGTCACATTGCCGTATTTAGTATCGATAAGGGTAATCCACTTAGCCTTACCACCTACTATCTCAACAAGCTTATAAAACACGTCATTGCCGTCAGCGTCAACCCATCTAGCTATAGCTCCAGGAGCGAAATTAGTCACCTCCCGATCTTGGGTATAACTTATAGTGCTTTCCGTAGGCTTATTAGTCAAAGTAACATAAAGGCATTGCTCTACGTCGGCTTCCATCTTAACTATCCCAGCTCCATCGTAATAATAATCAGGTACATTTTTTTCTCGTATCAACAAGATAGTACCTTCCTTAAGCTTATCGGCGTTAGTTGGATCATCCACGAAAGACTTCATCTGGATATAAGTATCGAAGATAATAGACGTACTCTTATCCTCTATCTTCTGATTGATATCATTGACAATATTATTAATCTCGTCTTTCGTATAATAAGGAGATAAATCAACCTTCGGGCCTTCCTGCTCTAAAGCCTGAGTTCCATCCCACCAATAATCAGGTACCTCCTGCTCCCTGATCCAGAAGCTGTCCCCCACACGGAGCTTAGCCGTGTTCTCCGGAACCGCCAGCCACTCATTCATGGCATCGACCGTATCAAAGATATACGCCGCGTTCTTGCCCTCAGCTATACGTCTTACGACAGCCAACTCGCTCTCGACATCGCTAAGTCTTTCCTTTATATTATTGATCTCTCGCTCTAACTTATCATAATTATCCTCCTGATCTATAGCGTCACCGATGGACATATAAACCTCGTTAGTGAGCTTATTGTAGGTAACACGAGCCACCTTCTCGTAGGATGTCTTATACGTAGATGAACCCTTACTGGTATGACAAACAAAATCATACGTATTTTGATACACCACAGATCCACCGGTATTGATGAAATTATATCCGTCTTGGCTCATCGTACCTCCCTTGTATCCAACAAGTTCAAAAGAACATTTACCCGTACCTTTAGATCCAAACCATGTAGCGTAGGCCATGAAATACGTCTCTTCAGGTAGGATATCATAATATTTAGCCCTTAAATCCTTCACCGACATCCAAACACATTCCTTACCAGAACCGGTATTATCACCACCCCATTTAAGAACTTCTCTAACAGAGCTATCTCCATTTCCGGGGCCAGACCAACCTACAGCAAGATTATCTATGGTGGGAACATTAGAATTAAGGGCTTCCGTCATCGTGTCCAAGTCCCTTCCGGAACTTGATTCCCATAAATATCTGAACGTCACAAAATCAACATCCCCGATCTTAATGCCTCCAGTATTACTAGGATATGTTTTTGTGACTAACTCATAATACCATTTACCATCACGGAAAGTAACCCTTATCCTCTCTACTTGCTTGGGGGATATAGAGACATATGATCCACCAACAGAGACGTTATCGCCATCAACCGAACGGGAAGTCCCATCCTTTGGGTCCTCAGGATCTACGGGGGTGTAGATCGTAGCCTGTTTATCTCCGGTATTGATAATAACTATATAATAGCTATCCCCGTCAAGACCCTCATTATGAGCCATGGTGACAAAACCTTGCTCGCTATCCGGTCTCCATTCAACGACAACCATATGCTTATCCATAGGTATACCGGAAACGCTGTTAACGTAATTGGTTGACGACATGAAAATGGCATGATCATCATAAGCCTCATCAACACGTTGATGCTTAGTAGCCAATCCGTCAAGACGTGATATCTCAATGGGGTCAGTTACCTCGACCCCATTATAATCATACCACTTATATCCGATCATCGTATTCTCACGACGATATTTCCTTTTCCTTATGACCTCACCGCCGGCTAGGGCGTCAATCATATAATAATCATTACATACCTTAACCATGACCTTGATATTAACAGGTTTGACATAAACAAGCCACGATAGTAGCGCCATCGGGGATGGAGGTCAGCGTAGTCCCTACAGGGTAGGTAGGAGAGGATGACTCAAGCACCATCAACGACATCCGCTCTACGACCATATTGTTATCAATCAACCGACTTCCCTCCACATAGAACCGGCCATCGGCCACCTCATAGCATTCCCGCACCGGGACCATATGCCTTTGGCTCTTATCAGCGTAATCACAGATCGTCACCTTAGCCCCATCCGGTATAGACGTAAGCTCATCACCTACATTGTAATCAGGATGATCAGAGTACACGACATACAATATAGACTTAATATCCTGTAACGCCGGATTGACTGTCCTGAATCCCTTCAAATGTATCTTATGACCACCGATCTCATAACAATCATCCACGTCCATGATATTAAGATCACAACTGATAACCGTCCAGCCGTTAATAACCGTCTGCGTAGGGGTAGTATTGATAGGATGATCGGGGTCGGTAGACTCAACGATCTTATAGTCGAAAGTCTTTACATCCAGATTTCCGTTCAACGACTCCTGTCTCCTGATCTTCACCGTACCCTTTCCGGTATCATAACAAGTCTCAGTGGTATCTATAAGTCGATCCATATAATCCGGCTCCTCGCATTCGATACGAGTGAAATTAGATGGCAAAGAGGTATATTGAGTACCAACATGGATATCATTGTCTGTAGAACTCAATACATGATGATTATACGACCTAACATGATTTAAAGGGTTGATAACGTAAGTGGATTTAATCCTTACCGATCCTCCCGGTGTCGAGTAACATTCTACCGCATTTCTGGTAATACGATCATCCAACCTTTCTAGAGCACACCTTTCACGGATAAAATCCGCAGGGATATTATTTATCCTATTTCCTAGCCCATACTTATTATCAGACGAGTCCACAATCTCCCAGAACTGGTTTCTTTTCCCAAGATCACCGTCATAAGACACCACATGTCTCATACGCACGCTTCCGGCTGATGTCTTGTAACACTCCTCGATATCAATAGGCATCCTATCTTCCATATCCGTGAAATCACAAGACACCAAAGAGAATCCGTCCGGGAGGGTAGCCAGTTCGGCCCCCGGAACGAAGCCGGCGTCATCCGATTCAAGCACCTCGAAGCGGACGTATCTTGCCTTTATCTTGGAGTCATAAGAAACCAGCCTACGAAGCTTGACATTGCCATTGCCTCCGTCATAACACTCGACATAAGACCGGATGTCACGCTCCTCCATATCGTCGAAATCACAGACAGTCCTTACCCACGTATCTGGCAAGGAACTGAAGCTGACGCCCTCAGGTTGTGACGGATCGGTAGTCTCCAGGACTTTATAGCTCTTATCCCTAACTCCTATATTCCCGTCCCATGACGTGAGAACCTCCAGCTTCACCTTACCGGCCGGTGTCTTATAACATTCTACAGTTACCTCAATATCCCGGTCCTCCATATCCGTGAAGTCACAAACGACCTCAACCCAGTCATCGCTTATGCTGGTGATAAACTTACCTACCGGATTCTCAGGATCGGTACTTTGCTTGACGCGATACCATTCCTTTCTGGTACCCATCTCGTAATCAAATATCTTATACCCCTCTATCTGTACCCTTCCGGTCCCGGTATCAAAGCATTTAAGCACCGGTATTATCTCCCTTTGGGTCATATCCGGGAAATCACATACTATACGACTCCATGTATCGGGTATCTTATCATACTCCGTACCGATAGGATTGCTATCGTCAGTCGTATTCACCACCTCATAATGGGATACCTCCGGGTTCAGGCGGGGGTCTACTGACTCAACGCCCTCGATCTGGACCTTGCCCCCTTCCGTGGCGTAACATTTACTTACGAATATCAACTCCCGATCGGTCATCTCCGCTATGCTACAATCTATAGCTACCCACTCGGCAGGAATCTTATCCAATTCCGTACCAATAGGCGTATCAACATCTGAAGAGTTGATGATAAATATCTTCTCGGCCAATATCTCACCCTTATTATTCATATAGGTATGGATACGAGCCTCTACCTGACCTCCCGGAGTACGATAACATTGGTTGACGATCGACACACGGGCGTCCTTGATGTTAATGAACTGATAGTCCTTTTTAGGAACCTCGCTTACAAGTCTCTTTACTCCTTTATCATCGAAGTACACGTAACACCCGTCATTCCTCATCATGACCGGATACGTCTTTCCGTCTATGACAACACCTGAGAAGTCATCTGGCGGAACGGAGAAACCCATGCTTCCGAATATAGAGGCCAGTCTCTTTAAATACTCATTTATCGCAGACATAATATCATATTTTAATTCTACTGCCTCAAAGATAACAAAAAAGGGAAGAGAATTGAATCTCTCCCCTTTAGGAAATATATGAACGCAAAAAAGGTTCTTTATTTCGGCTCAGTTACGATGGCCGGGCCAAGACCAGCAGCAGCACCGATCATGTTAATCATCTCCTGAACGCCCTCATGAGCGCCGTAACGTACACGTAAGATCAAGTTGATAGGATCATCAGCGATAACCTTTCCGAATCCCTGAGCGTATCTATGAGGATTGAGCGTAATCTGGAAGTCAACGTACTGAGCCGTTTGCTCTACACGACTATATTCGTTCATGAACGTCCGCCCCATGAAATCCTGATGTTTCGGGAAACCGTTGAAATGAGCGTAGCCCTTCAACTCGTCATCCATCATATTACCGCCGACATGAGTACGCGGAGCTTTGCTAGACAGTCTCTCGAAATGAAGTTGATCCCACCAGATAGGAGACCCCTCGTCAAGAGAATCAGGATAACCGCCGCTAGCACCAACGATCTCAACACTATCCTCGATATAAGTCATTTTATCCATCAAGCACTCTGATGGAGATAACAACATTTCCTTGCCACGGAAACGGATACCGCACTTGCAGTTAGTGCCAAGTTCCTGAGCCGACTCCAATTTCTTCCACATACGGTTGCGGTAGGACGCCGGAGCCTTGCTGGTGAAGAATCCCTCGAACACCTTGTCGCACTCATCACACAACATGTTAGTATATACCGTTGTCTGGAAGCTATGCTGGCAAGCCGCCGGAGTACCGTAGTCGGTGATCTCCAGTTCCGGGAAAGCCTGTTTGATTTCCTCCAAAGCACTGTTTCCACACTCATCATCCGGGATCGTGATATAATACTTCTCGGTGGATACCTTGCAAGAACCACAAGCTGACCAAGAAGCGGTACGAACCGTAGGG